CCTGGATCCAGAATTAAAACTCTGCGCTTATTTGTATATGTTATTATTAACCTTACATGCCGACTTACATCAACATGCCCGGACCTAGTGATTATTGATTATTCTTTTGACCATCAGTATGATACTAACCTTTACATTTAAACTGACGTATTCAACATGATTAGTACTTGGTGCTGTAGCTCTCGTATGAAAGTGAAGATTGTATCTGCGTCTATGCTTATAATAGATATATTGTAGCCTTGATGGCCAAATATACCTCACGTACTTTGAATTCATTTATTTGAATAAAGGAAGAGAGAATTTGGTTTCCGAGTTGACATACAATGAACCCGCTTGCTCTGGCTCTATTATTAGTGAAAGCTTCATAATATCTGAAGAAATTGAGTAGATCATAACGCCATGGAAACTTTAAACGTACCAACCCCTACAATGTTTTACACGCCGATGCCTTTAAACTCACAAGACAATGTACCCCTAACGGATCTTCGTCCCAGTGAACGGGATAACGCCGACCAACAATCAAGAACATTTATGGAAAGCCAATTTCCATCTCTCGTGCAAGCAACTTTTGCTGCAGAGACAATGGCACAAAATTTTAATCGACTTACACCGGAATTAACAACAACTATTTCGGCTTATACGAAATCAGCGGAATCAATATCAGAAGCCGCTTCACAATTTTCAGCTATGATCGAAAATGTGAAACAATCACTGGAAGTAATGCCAGCGGTTCGACCCTTTCTAAGTAAGATCTTAGATGCCTTAACGATTCTTTATGATATCGTCATGGCTTTCATCAATAAGGTATTTTTTATGGTACCATCACTCATTGTTCGACTTTTCCAATTATTTGGAGTCGACACTCTCCTTATAAATCAATTCGTATCCAAGGTAGTGGCCTTTTCGTGCTCGACACAAACTGAAAAGGGCCCTAAAATAGCCTCACCTCAAGGAGCAATTGAATTTATGAATATTCTCACCAACGGAATTGGAACACTCGTTACTGGAAAATTTCCAGATATGAACCAACTCAAATACGTTAACGAAACCCTGCGCTATAAGAATGGAATTTTATCCGAAGTAAAATCAATCACAGACTTGGCCCTTGCGTTTGTTAGGTCGGTCCCTGATCAAATTCAAATCTGGATCAGTTACGTTGTGCCCACTAAATGGTGGTTGGATATATTCGCACCAGGAACAAAATATTTTGAATGGATTGATGAAGTTAATTCACTGGATTCACATGATTATACCGTGAAAGCGGCTTATAGTCATCCTATACAACAACAAATTTTACGATTACATAAAATAGGACAGGAATTATTGAAGGATTGTACCGCACATGGTACTAAAGTTGGACAAGTTTATAAATTGTTGGAAACAACATTTAAGAAATTAGATCATCTTTTCAAGATCGTTGATATTTCAACATTAACACGAGGAACACGAAGAGTTCCATTTACAATTTACCTTTATGGTAAAACTGGACAAGGAAAATCATTTTTATCAACGATATTACCCGCCGTTTTGGCAGGTTGTAAACCAGATGAACCAAATTTGACTTATTCAAGAAATCCGAATATGAAATTTTGGGATGGATATACAGGACAATATGCTGTGAAATATGACGATTTTGCAGCAATAGATCAATCAAGTGCTCAACCAGGAGAAATGGGAGAAATTATGACGATTGTATCCAACGAACAAATGCGTTTGGATATGGCTTCTCTAGAAGATAAAGGAGAAGTTTTTAGATCACAAGTCGTGATTATTTCATCCAATTTAGATTACCCCACACCAACGGAGGTAAGAGATCGATCGGCATTATATCGTCGGCGACATGTATTTGTCGAAGTTCGAGTAAAAGATCGATTTAAAAAACAAGGAAAGGATGAAGTAGATCCCGCTCTTATACCGGACGATTGTTCGCATTGGGAATTTATCGAAAAAGATTTCTTTGATACAACAAGAACGTATCGAACATTGAATTATCAAGATTTTATGACTGATTGCAAAATGAAACATAAAGAACATATTTTGCAACAAGAACGTGCTTCGATTAATTATGATCGAATGATCACTGAAGCAAACCAAAATTGCTGGGGTGAACAAATTACACCAGTTCAAGATGCATTAGTTCAATCAACAGCAAATTATATCGATAGTGTGACCAACCAACTTCAAGCAATTCAAAGAATTCAAGAAAATCCATATCTACGGCGATCGTATTATGAACAAGCAGCACCTAAACCTATTACACCACAAGGTTTAGC